AGCGCCACGCGGCCCTGCTAGATGATCGCGAACGTGACAGGGCGCTGGCGTCGTTGGTGCTGGTGGTAGAGGAGTGATCGGCGACGTTGCCAGGGTCCTGGCCTTGCCCAGGACCGCGGCGCCGCCGTGGCGCCAGGCGGGGGCCCTGCGTACGGGCCGCCCCCTGCGGCCTGAACAGGCCCAGGCCCTGGGGGCCATTGCCCAGGCGCCCGCACCACGGGGCTCGGTGGTTGGCCTTCAGGTTGGCGGCGGTAAAACCCTGGTGGGCATGCTGGCGCCCGCGGCGCTGTCACCGCGGCCCGCGCGCCCCCTTGCGTTGGTGCCCGCGGGCCTGGTGGGCCAGTGGCAATCGATGCATGACGACTGGTCGCGGGACTACCACCTACCGACCATGCCGGCCGTCAGCCACCACGAGCTATCGCGCCCAACGTCGGCGCGGCTGCTGGAAACGTACCGCCCCGACTGCTTGGTGATTGACGAGGCGCACGCCTTCAGGCACCTGACCAGCGCGCGAACGAAACGCCTGGTTCGGTACGTGGTCGCCAACCCCGGCACCCGCGTGGTGGTCATGACGGGCAGCCTGGGCGCCGATAGTCTACAGGACCACGCTCACCTGCTGGAACTGGCCCTACGTGACGGCGCGCCGGTGCCCTTGAACCGCCACACCCTGGCGCAGTGGTGCGCGTGCATTGACCACCGCGGCACGCCTGATGTGACAGACTGGGCGACCGTGTGGCCCCTGGTGCGGGCCTTCAGCCGCCGCGACCCCGGGCCCCTGACCTTCACGCCGCCGTCGGCGCGCATCCCGCACAGTACGCGGGTGTCGCTGGCCCGCGCGGCATTCAACGCACGCCTGCGTTGTACGCCCGGTGTGACGCTGTCGAAGGGCACCGTATGCACGGCGGCGCTGCGTATGCGCCTGGTACGCCCGCGCCCACCACGGGCCATCAGCGACGCCCTGACGGCGTTGTCTGACAGGTGGGCCCTGCCCGATGGCACCGAGCTTGTAGACGCCCTGGAAATGGACCGGCACCGCCGTACGTTGTCGCGGGGGTTCTATCAGTGCTGGGACTGGGGCGCCGCGGGCCCAGATGAGGAGTGGCTGGACGCCCGACGTTCGTGGTCGCGCCTGGTGCGCAATGTGCTGGAGTACCGCTCACGCGCGGGCATGGACAGCGCCGCCCTGGTGGCAGACGCCGCGGCGCAGGGGCGCCTCGGTGACCGCATGCGCGACGCCGTCAACCGGTGGCAGACCGCGCACGCGGCATTACCGAAGGGCCCGCCAACCGTCACCACGTGGCTGCCAGGGTGCAGGGCGTGGTTGGTCGACCTGGTGGAACGGTGGTTAACCGATCACCCGCGCGCCCTGGTGTGGTACACCACGCGTAGTGTGGGGCGCGCGCTGGCCGATGTACTGCCCGTCCATGGCGCCGGCAGCGACGCGCCGACGGCATCCCACGCGGCGGCCAGCATTCGCGTGCACGGTACGGGCACCGATGGCCTGCACCACCGCTACCCCGCGGCCCTGGTGGTCGAACCACCGGCCAGCGCGCAGGTGTGGGAACAGTTGCTAGGCCGCCAGCACCGACCAGGGGCCAGGCACCCGGTGGTGTCGGTGGACGTACTGACGCCGACCTGGGTAGGCCGCAGGGCAGTCGAGGAGGCCATAGCCCGCACGGGCTTTCTCACAACCGCGGGCGGCGTTGGGCCGTTCGCTAAGCTGAACGTGGCAGACTGGCTGCCACCGACGGAGGACATATGAGCAACCGACCCGAGCCAGCGCGGCAAGGGGGTCGCGAGTCGCACTGGGCGTATTGCCCGCATGCCAAGCAGCACCGAGGTGAAGAATGACCGACAAGCAAACCATGATCCCCGTCATCATCTGCGGAGGCGCACAAGGGCGCGCCGTCATCTATGGCTACGTAAAGGGGGTACCGCACCCTGAGCAGCCTGTCACCATTCATCGTGCACGCATGGTGCTGCGCTGGGAGGGTAGGCGCGGACTCCTCGCGCTCGCCAAGCACGGTCCCGAGGAGGGTAGCCGCATCACGTGCTCCGTGCCGATGGTGAGAGACACCGCCCGACAAGTCATCGTGGTTTCCCCAGAGGCAGCCCTAGCGCTAGACGGGTGGCCCGATGCTGCGTAGCGCAAACGGGCATGGCTATGGTTATGGCGCCGACTACGGGTACGGGTCCGGGGACGGCTATGGATATGGCTATGGCTATGGCCACGGCCACGGCTACGGCGAAGGCGACGGCTCCGGCTATGGATATGGCTATGGCTATGGCCACGGCTATGGCTTCGGCCATGGCTTCGGCTCCGGCTATGGCTACGGCGACGCCGACGGCTACGGCTACGGCCACGGCTCCGGCGACGCCGACGGCGACAGCTACGGCGAACCCATCGGCACCATCGCAGGCCATGCGGTGCGAGTGCTGGCCCCATGGCCCTACGTCCAGGTCGGGTGCCAGGTGTGGAGGGTAGCCACGTGGCGGTCGACCTGGGTTAGCATCGCCGAGGAGCACGCCGTCGACGTTGACGTTAGCGCCGCCGCGGCCTCAAGCATGCTTGAGGCCGCCGCCGCGGCCCTCGGTGACCTCGCGGAGGCAACAGCGAACCGCCCGGCGGGGATGGTTAGCTGACGGTGCCCCTGGGTAGGGCACCCCCGTGGGACCGGGGGTGAGGTGGCTCGACTCCACCAGGTACCATCGCCGAAAGGCAAACAACGCGCAATCACGCGCAAAACGAAGGAAGTAGAATGTCAGTATTCGCAACTCTTGCAACAGCCCAGGCAGACGGGGCATCGTCATACTTCAACGTCGGGACGTACCTGTGTCAGGTGCGCTTGTGTAAGCACAAGATGTCCGCCCAGGGCAAGGGGAACCTGGTGGTGATCGAGACCACCGTCCGGCAGGTCATCGTCGAGCGCGAACGTCACCTGTCGTGGGTTTGGCAGTTGCAGGGCCGCGAGGTCTACAACCCCGCCAGCAACCGCGTGAACGAGGTCTGTGGCACCGTGCTGCTGTTGGACCGCCAGGCACCCGCCATGGGCAGCCTGAAGACCTTCCTGCTGGCCGCCAGCGGCCTGACGGAGGACCAAATCATCGCGCAACACGCCGCGGCCAACAAGTGCACGCCCGATGTCGGCAAGGCATGGGAGTGGTTCGCAGGGACCACCTGCGGCGGTGCTGGTGAGGCCCTGACGGGACAGTACGTTGTCGCCAGGGCGACGGAAATCAAGAAGAAGAACGGCGAGCCCTTCACCAAGGTTGTTTGGGCGGCCCCAGATGCCGAGATGCTCGCAGCGCTGGCGGCGTAACCAATGGCCCGCCCGCGCAAGCGTGTTGCGATCGACACCGAAACACATCTAGCCACGCGTGGGCGGGCCGTTCCGCGCCTGGTGTGTGTCAGCTGGTCAGGCGGGCCCGGCGACACACACCTAGCGTTGGCCAGCGCCGGCCTGGACGCCTTCCAGGCCCTGTTGGCAGGTGATGCCGACCTGGTCTTTCACAACGCACAATACGACCTACTGGTGCTGGCCGAGGCCAGCGCCCTGGCCGGCGTTGACATCATGCCTGACATCGTTGACGCCCTGGGCGCAGGGCGTATCCTCGACACCATGTTGCGCGAGCAACTAATCGCCATCGCGACGGACCAACTACGCACCGCCAAACGGGGGCACTTCACACTGGCTGGTCTGGCGCAACGGTACCTAGACCACACGATGATTGGCAAGGGCCCCGATGATTGGCGCCTGCGATACCACCTGCTGGACGGCGTGCCCGTCGACCAATGGCCCGACGCCGCCAGCGAGTACGCCCGTCTGGACGCCGAGTTGACCTGGCGCGTGTGCGAGGCCCAGGGCGGCGCCGTACCCGACGAGGTTACGCAGGTACGGGCCAGCGTCGCATTTGCCCTGATGGCAGCCTGGGGCGTACGCACCGACCCCGCGCGCGTGGCCGCCCTTGACGATCGCGTGGCCGCCGCGGTGGCCGATGCGCAGAGCGTTGGTGTCGCCGCGGGGTTCATCCGCGACACCAGCGGCGTGGCCGCGGCCGACCCCGACGCCAAACGCGGCAAGGTCGGCAGCAAGTCCATGGCGGCCCTGCGCGCGTTGGTGGTGGCGCATCACCCCAACCCGCCACGCACCGCCAAGGGCGCTGTAAGCACCAGCCGTGACACCCTGCTGGCCACGGGGCATAAGGGCCTGATGTCATATGCCAGGGCGGGCACCGAGCTGACCCTGGCGCGCACGTACCTACCCATTCTCCGTGACGCCGCGGGCCCTATCACCAGCCGACCACACACCCTGGTGGCGTCGGGCCGCGCCAGCTGGCGCCAACCCAACTGGACCAACCCGCCACGGTCGGGCGGTTTCCGCGAGTGCATTGTGCCCCGCCCTGGGCACGTGTTCGTCACCGCGGACTTCGGCGCCGCCGAATTCAGGGCCCTGGGTCAGATATGCCTGTGGGAAGGCTTCGGGCGCACCATCGTCGATGCATTCATCGCGGGCATTGACGTACACCTGGACTTTGCCGCCGACCTGCTGGGGCTGACCTACGGCGCCGCGGTGGCCGCCCTGGCCAACGATGACCAGCGCGTGGCAGACGCCCGGCAGCTGGCTAAGGCCGCCAATTTTGGCTTTCCTGGCGGCATGGGCGCCGCACGCTTCATGCAGGCGTGCCACGCCCAAGGCATCGACATCGACTTACCCAGGGCCTACCAACTGTCGCAGGCGTTTCGGCGCAAATGGCCCGAGGTACAGCACTATTTTCGCTGGAACGGCGACAGGTGCAACGCTGCCGACACCGTCACCACCAGGCAATACGTTAGCGGGCGCGTGCGCGGCGGGCTGACCTACTGCAACCTATGCAACACACACTTTCAGGGCCTGGTGGCCGACGGCGCTAAGGCCGCCGCGTGGGACCTGACAAAGGCCGTCAGGGGCGACGGGCCCCTGCGGGGCTGCCGCCCCGTGTTGTACCTGCACGACGAGCTAATCATCGAGGCCCCTGTAGGCGACGCCCGCGGCCTGGACGCGCGCGCCCTGGCCGAGGTTGCCGCGGCGCTGTCAGATGTCATGGTAACCGCGATGTCGCGATACATGCCCGATGTCCCCGTCGAGGCCGAAGCTGCCGCGATGTTGCGCTGGCGCAAGGGGCCGAAACCGAGATGGGCCAACGACGGCGGCATGCTGCCGTGTGACTGGCCAGACGATGGGGTTTTGTTGTGAACATACCGACAGAACAGGGGACAGAGGGTTGCCGCACCTGGGCTGGATGGTTCACGTTGTGTGGACGCTGGCCGTACTTCATTGACAGAAGCAGCGAACCCGACGTACCTACGTGCCCCCAGTGTTGGGCTAAGTATCAGCGCTACATACTGACCATATTCCGCTCCGGAGGGGAAGAGTGAACGCACCGCAAGGCGTTGGCGCCGAGTTGATCAAGGCAGACAAAGACCTGCGGGCCTGCAAGGTCGCCCTTGGCGACTGGCAGGCGCTAGCTATGCGCCTACACAAGGCCCTGGAAGACATCGCCGCGGGCGGGCTGTCGGAGGTCGAAATGCGCATCGAAGCTAGCAGGGCCCTGCGGGGCGGCAAGTGACAAACCAACCAGTAACCAACCAGCAACCAAGGGGGGCCTGATGGGCTACCGCGAACACCAACGAAGAAAGAGCGAACCTGCCGAGGTCACCGCCGAACGCGACCGCATCATCAACCGCCTGCGTCTGCGGGCGTGGATGCGTTGCGTCGATGGTGGCGGTATCGCCAGGTACCGCCGCCTGATGGAGCATGCTGACACCATCGATTTGGGGGACGAATGACAACCCCCTACAGTGTGTCGCCGCGGGGCGCGGGCGACCACCTGCTGCTAGCCATCGACCCCGGCGGCAAACGCCGCGACGCTAGCGCGTGCGGCGTGGCCCTGGCCCTGGTCACCCAGGCCAGGGCCTATCTGATGGACGCCGCACACCTGCCGCGGGCAGCTGTGTACCACTGGGCGCAGAACCACGAACGCGCGCTACCCCTGGCCATCGTTTGCGAGACGCCCCACGCATGGGGCGGGGCCAGCCACGACCTGGGCGGTGTCACCAAGGTTAAGGCCACCGTCGCATACCTGAAGGCCAGCAGACCCCTACGCGCTACGTGGATGGAGGTACGCCCGCACGCGTGGAAGGGCAACGTGCCCAAGGCTACCCATCACCGCCGCGTTGCTGTGGTCATCGATGGTCTCGACCTGGTGCTGCCGGCGGCCCTGGTGCCCGGGTCGAGCACGTACCAGCATGACACCGCCGACGCCATCGCGTTGGCGCTGTGGGCAACCGGGCGAACGGGCCGCGGCGGTGTGTCGTGAAGCGCGCGACGCTGACCAGGCAAGAGCTAGACGCTCTGGATACGCTGGTGACAGGGCCGCGCACATCGAAGAACCTAGCCGATGACCTGGGCTGCGCTATATCCAGGGCGCAACTGCTGGTGGGATCGTTGCGCGCCAAGGGGTTAGCGCGACCTGACCAACGCAAGGGGGCCAGGGCCTATGTGTGGCGCGTCACCGGCAGCGGGCGCGCCACCTTGCGGCGGGCTATCGCGGCGGGTGCCAGGGTAGGGTCAGACCCTACATGGGTTCGCCTGGGGGTCTAGTTCGGCACCAATCGAAGGTTGTACCGGCCCGATACCGCGCTGGTTCCCGAGCTGGCGTCGCACGTGATCCAAATGTCTGTCTTCGCTGGGAACACCAGCGGGTTGGCGGCGTCGAGGTTGACCACGCCAGACAAGCCCGCGTAGTCGATAGCCACCCGCTTTGCCGTATATGGCACGGTCACGTCGTCAGCGTTCAGCCGATAGTCAAGCTTCAACTCAACGCTCTTGGTGGACTCGACCACCACAGTGCCCCCGTAGAAGTGCGCCGAAAATCCGGCCGGCACCGTGTAGTGCGTGTTCTGGGTCTGCCCGAATCCGGCCGGTATATCTGCGACGACGGTTCCCCCGCTGGTAGTGATCGAAATTGCAGCCGTGTTCGCTGCACCGTACGTGCCTGTGGCGCTGCACCACGCACGAAAGACGCGGATGAACGTTGATGTGGTAGCGCTACTTGCGCCTGTGCCGGCTGTGGCGATTGCCTCGGAGGCGACCGTCCAGTCAGAGGCAAGCAGCCCCTGCACCGTCACCTCGCGACAGCCAGCACCCGCGGCTGTGTCGGCTGCATCGCCACCGCTGGCGATTAGGACGGTGTCACCGCTGGTCAGCAGTCCAGGGTAGATGCCACCACCAGACCACACGTCCTCCTCGGTGGTGCCGCAGCTGGGGTTTTCCCCGAATTTATCGACGACCCGGCCGCTGATAGCGGCGGCTTCGCCGCCTCCAGCGCCGGAGGTCGAGATGGTCAGCGAGCCAGCCAGCGCAACGCCGCACAGTAGCCACATCATGGGCCCACCTCCGGCCCACCACCGGCCCACAACCAATCGAGCAGCGGCTGAAGGTCCGCCACGGTGAGCGAGCCGACGAGCAATAACGCCGACACGATGCCGACGACGGTGAGAAAGGTCAGCCCGCGAGACGGGCCGCCCTCGCGGGTGTATGCCTGAACCAGCGACAGCAGCGCATCGACGCAGCGTTCACGGAGTTTGGCGTTCTGCTTGCGATCCTCCGTGAGCAGCTCACGGACAAAGCCCACATCGCCGCGAAGCTCGCGCATGCTGGTGCGCAGGTCGGCGACGTCCGTCTCGATGTCGCCGAGTCGGTCAGCCATGGCCTGCATCTCGGCGCTAGTAACACAGCCGCATTCATCGCTTGTCACAATGCCCCCCAAACCCACGGGCGTCCCGCCCAGGCAGTAAGCAGCGCCGCACGTGCGGGCTGCTCGACATATCGCCACGACAGTTCAGCCACGACGGGCACCAAGGCCAGCCCGACCAGGTCAGGCAGCAGCAACAGGCACCACATGTGCAGCAGGTAGACGCCGAGGCAGCGGGTGCCCAGCCATTGCCACGCGCTCGACCCTGGCACCTTGCCGAGCTTACCACGCCAGGCCAGCACACACGACGCAGCGGCAGCGGCACCGCACAAAGGCGCGGCCAGCCACCAGTGCCCGCCAATGGTGGCGACCAGGGCGCCGAGGATGCCCAGCGACCACATCGTGCCGCGTAGTGCAGCCGAGGGCAGGGCATGGCGGTAGGTCGCGGCCAGGGCACCCAGCAGCACCGCGGCACATTGGCCGACCGGGTGCAAGTAGCCCACGAGACCTAGCGGGCCGGCAGCCAGCGCCATGGCCAGCGCACCCAACATCAGGGCAGGTCTGACGGTCAGCGAGGGGGCGGTCAGGTACCACAGACCTTCTAGGTGCAGCGACCAGAGGACGCCGACAGGCCCATGGCGCACCTCATCGGCCCAAGGCCACACCAGGCCCACCATCACAGCCCACACGGGCGTCTCGCCGACCAAGTCGAGGGCAACAGCAAGGGCAGCCACCAGCAGAGCCAGTGGCAGGATGCGAGACGCACGGCGCACCAGCCAATCAGCCGAGCCCTGCTCTAGCAGAACAGCACCGAGGTAGCCGGACTGCGCGAGGAAGACAGGCACGCCGACCCAGCCACCGTCCCAGGCGCCAGCGTGCGCAGCAATCACCGCCAGGCATGCCAGGCCGCGATGCGTCGTCAGGGCGGGCCGGTGCTGTGCCTCACCGCTCGTCATCCCGTCCTCCGATCGTATCCACAGCCCAGCCCACAAGCGACGCAGCAAACCCGTGCAGTGACGCACGACCCGCGAGCAGGTACCACTGACCGGCGGTGCCGCTACCAGCCCCGAAGTTGCCGCGGCTCCACTCCACAAAACTGTGAAGCTCCACAAGAGCAAGAGCAAGAGTGCCAAAGGCAACGCCAGCAGCGAGACCGACCCACCAGCCGCGAGGCACAGCACCGGGCAGGAAAAAGGCGGCCACGCCACCAGCGGCCAGCAACACCAGTAAGGAGTCGGTCAAGGTCCGGTCCAAACCTGCACGCGCGACCCAACCTCGAAGTCAGAGCCAGACACTGTCTCCCACCGAACAGCCGTGACGGCCGCGGTGGACTCCCAGATGACCAGCACATCCCACATGAAGTATTGCGACGTGTTCTCGTGGCTGTAGGTGCACAATAGGTGCTTCTCTTGCGTGGTGCTGCTGAAATTGGGGATCTGGCAAAAGCCATTCGTGAACAGACCTGCCGCCCCGTCCGCATTCGGTGCCGAGAAGACCGTGCGGCTGGGGTTGGCGCCAGCACCGCTCCACACCGAGCCCGTGCGGCGGTAGGCTTGCATGTAGTTGGCCGTCGTGGAGTCGTTGGAAATCTCGACAGTCGTACCGTCGTCGGCTGCGCCTGTCTGCTCGGAGCGCAGCAGGGCCGAGATATACAGCGTGTGACCATCGGCGGCGGTGATCGGGTCGCAGTCGATGTCTGCCGCACCACCAGCGCCCACTGTGACGTCGCACACGTTGGTGCGACCGACGCCCGAACCGCCACCACCACCACCGAGGCCAGCCACCGACAGCGAACCGGCCTGGGCGGTGCAGCCGGACCAGACCAACAGGGCCGCGGCCAAGAGCATGTGCGGCCGACGCATCAGGTACCGTCCCCGGTGCACTGTACAGTTGCGGTAGGCGTGCCGGAATCGGCGGCCAGGTACACGCTTAGCGTGCCCTTGGCGTGTTCGTCGCCGTAGCCCGTGCCGGGAATGCGCCACTCGTAGAAGGCGTCCGCCGCGATCGGTAGGTAGTCCGTGCCCACCGCGTCATTGTCCGCACCAGTACCTAGCGCCGTTTGCCATTGGAGTTTGCCCGCGGTTGACGCGATGTGCACCTGAAGCCACCTACACCCCGCCGGGACGATGTACTCTTGCCAGGCTGTATCGAGGGCCGCCCGGTCAGGCTGCGCCCACGACAGGGTGATAGCTGCCGCCAACGCAGGGTGCGGCGTCAGTAGCAGCAGCAGGAGGGGGATGAGCAAACGACTGTACATGTGCGCCTCGCGGGTTGATTGTAACACGGGCCTACCCGTACCATTCGTTGGTGCCTGGCAGTCCGAGCATAACCAGCGACGATGTGGCACCGAACCAGTCAGGTTGTGATTCAACAACAAACAGCGGGTCAGAAAGCGCGCCCTGGTATGCGGCCTTGTCCCTGCGTTTGATGATGTCTGTGTTCAGCGCCACAATGGAACCCGGTGCCGTCTCACCTGACAGCCACCCTGCCGTTACCAGCTCGATTAGCTCAGGTACGCGGCAGTACCACGGCCCCATCCTGTTGCTGATTTCCGTCCGCCAGGCCGACTCATTCGTCCAGACGTATGAGCACGTCAAGGTCTTCACACCCAACGATGGTAGCAGCTTGTTTGTTTCGGCGTATATCGTCGAACCGCTGCCACTGATCACCTTGCAGCTTGTGTGTTCGCCCTGCCAGTTACCGGCTATTGCCTCGTGCCTGCGCACCTCGATGATGTCGCCGCCGCTCTGATACCGAACGTCGCCCAAGGTAAAGGCCATGGGTACGCTAGGCACCGAGCACACCGCGACCTTACCGTGACGCATCGACAGAAAGAACCCCGCCGGTTGTAGCCACGACTCCATCCACGACAGCGGATTAGCCTGCTCTTCCCAGAATACGTCCCAGCTGCTCGACCCGCTGGCGGGGCGTGTGCGCAACCGGGTCTCATTGCTGGCGGCGTAGTCGATGTATCGAGCGGGGATACCGAAGCCCCAGGACGCGGGCAACTGGTCGTGGGAGCCGTTCAGGCCGGTGCCTGTGCTCGTGAGGATGGCCAGCACCACGTCGACCGGGTGGTCCTTCATGTAGGCTATCTCTTCTACGAGGTTGCCCGCGCTTGCATTGGCGTCAGCGGTGCCAAACTTGTTCACGGTCAGGCTGTTGAAGTAGTACGTGGGGCCGCCGCCAGTGACCTTTGCGCCGGCCGTGACATAGAACGTGCCACCACTGTCGTTGGTCACACGCAGCAGGTACAGGCCCGCGGTGTCCTTTCGGAACCCGCTGAAGTCCGTCACATACAGCACCGAGTCGCCGGCTGTGTAGTTGGATGCTACCGTGGTTGTCGCGCCGTCGTGAAAAAGGGCGTGCGCCGTGATCGACCCCGTGTCGAACCTGCTGGACAGTGTCCCCGGCAGTTCGACGATATCGATAATATACACACCGCCCTTGCGGCGCAGCCCCCGGATACGGCCAACGAAGACCGGGAAGTACTCCGAAGGTTCTGTCATGTGTGGCCAGAACCCGACCGAAAACTGGACGAACAGGCCCATTCGTGCCCTGCGCAAGATAGCCTCGTCAGGTACGCACGCGACCGACAACTGCCCGAACCGTGTAGACCACGACAGCGGCTGAACCCCACCGGGCGACACTTGGTGGCCGGTGTTGGCGATGAGCGAGTGGTAGCCGGGGGTCTTCCAGCTGGTCAGCCGCAGTGACCGCCCTGTCGATGTGCCATACGGGAACTCGCTGATGCTTTCGAGCACGAATCGCATTTGCAGCGGTGTGCCGTCGCCACTGGCGGCGACGACAGCCCGGATAGCTTCCCAGTACGCAACGACGGTAGCCATCAGTCGTCCACCGCATGCGACACACCGACGGACTCCAGACTGGCCCGTAGCTCCCAGAACCGCCGCCCCCGGCTGGTCAGTATGGGCTCGTTCCTGGCGTCCAGGGGCATACGCAGCCGGGGAAATGTGGTGCGGTGGCGTAGCCGCATCGTATCCAGCTCGCGCCAGTCGAAGATCATACCCGACGACAGCGTGATTTGATCCGCTGTGCTAAGGACCGCGCTATCTGCGGCATGGCACTCGCGCCGCATGAAGCTTTGCGAGTCACTCTCAAATACCACTTCATCGCCACCGGCCAGTCCCCCGGCCAACCACGGGTAACGGTTGGTCGTGTAGAAGAAGACCTGTGTAATGTTGCGGGCGCCCCCGGATGGGTCGGCGGACCGGACCCAAGCCTTATCCGTGTCGCTGGTGATAGAGCAGATTCCGCCCGCCATCAGGTGGTTCTGTAGCGCCATCAGCTGCCGCACCAGCGTTGCGCGCGCTGCGTTGGCGATGTTGATTCGCCTCACCGCCAGTTCAACATCGTAGCCGCCACGTACGAAGTTTTCATAAATCTTGCCTGTGGTGCTGGTGCTGCCCGCCGACATCTGCGTGGGGATCATCTCCAATTCGCTGAACGGCAACGTACCGAAGTCGATGGTGATGGTCTCCATACCGTCACCGCGGGCGTTGGGCACCCTGTAGTAGATGGCAGCGTTACCCATTACGGCGTCAACGGTGTAAGGCTAGCGTTAGAGCCGCCCCGCGATACAGCGCGCTGGATACGCCGCGTCAGGTCAAGTATCGCAGCCTCATCGTTCCCGATAAGCGTGCCGACCTGCATGGTGACACTGCCGGAGCTACCACCACCGGTGCGCCTGTTGGTCCTGTCGCGGGTTTGCGCCATATCGGCCTCTGACGTTGCGTCGGGGCCACTGCTGCTGCGGTTCACTGGGGGGCCGTCTTTACCGAACGCGTAGGTACCGCCCCTGTTGAAGATGGTGTCATGCTTACCGAAAATGCCGCGCGTTGTACGGTTGATGAAGTTTCCCGGGCCCTTTCCGCGGTTCCTGAACGTCTTCTTTAGCCCTTTGAGTGGTTCGGCCAGGGCCGCGACGATGGCCTTAGCGAGGGCCATAGGTAGCTCCAGTACAATGGCGCTGACCAACTCCGGGAAGCTCTTCACCAGCGCGACGATGATATCCGGGATGTTGGTGATGATGCTGGGCACGCCCTTACCGATGACATCGGCAAGCAGTTGTGGGAAGTTGCTGATCTCGCGCGCTAGGCTGTTGGCGAATTTCTGGGGGTTCTTCCCGATGGCCTGGATGATACCCATCGCCGCACCAGCGCCAGCCATGCCAGGTATAGCGCCCAGCATGCCCGCGGCACCACCCGACACGGCACCACCAGCAATGCCGAGCCCAGTACCGAACCCTGCCGACAGCTTGGCCCGCCGTTCAGCTTTGTCGGCCAGTACGTTGTCGGCCGTTGCGTCTGTCATGAGGGCTACAGCGTCTATCCAGCCCACCGCACCAGCCTTGAACGTCTCGCCCGTCTCGATGACATTACCAGCAATCTGGTCCAGGGCAGTTTTGTAGCCCTTGTTCGCCAGTAGCACCTGCTCGGCAAACGCACTGCCGAACTCCTCGACTTTGGCTGCTTTGCCTGCTTTGCCTCCCTTTTTCGTGTCCCAGACATCGCCGGTAACGATTGCGTCGTCAAAACCCGTCGGGGCGTCCTGCCCTGTAAGCATCCTCATCAGGTCGGCCGTTGTGCTCGTCGTGTTGGCGTGTCGCGCGGCTTCGCCCTTGGCTTGCAGGTCGCCAGCGCCGCCACCTAACACGCCCGCAATCAAGCCCCCAGGAGTCATGTGGGGTAGTCTGGCGTACACGTTGGCGATGCTCATGTACGCCCTGCGCAGCCCTTCGGTGGCCTTCCACAACTCGCGGGTCTTTTCGATAGCGCCTGTCAGGGTGTCGAGAAAACCAACCACGCTGGACGCAAACTCGCCAGACATCTCAACGCCGAGTTGTTGCAGTGACACCGTCATGCTGTCGACCGCCAGGCTGGCCGCCATGATCGCCGCGCGTTCGTCCTCCGTGACAAGGCCCCCGGCCTTATTCGCCTCTTCCAGCGTGGCCAGCCACTCTTTCGACTTCAGCACCATGCCGACGATAGCCGCGCTGGTTGCGCCGATGGCCGCAACTGTGCCACCTAGGGCGATGATGAGGGGACCCGTGCCGATGGTCATGGCCTCCATGGTGTCACCGGCTGCGGTCACAGCCCTCCCCAGGCCCTCGAAACCAGGTATCGGGATGCCGCCGATCATGCCGCCCAGGCTGGCTAGCTCCCCGCCCAGGTCGCCCGCTGCTGCCTTGGTTGACTCCGTCCGCCGTTTGGCCTTGTCGGCGGCGCGCGCAAGGTCGTCCAGGGCGTCGGCTGCGTCTTCGGCGTCCTCCTTTAGGTGCCCCGTCATTCGAAGCAAGTAGTTTACTGCGCGGTTTGCCACTGCTCACATCTCCCCTGCAACGATCACGAAATTCAGGTCTAACGTTTTGGCGCCTTTGATGGTGTGTTGAGCCTCTTCTTTTGCGGCGTCAATGCACGCCACGCAGATGGCCAGGTCATCCGCGGATAGGTCTAGTATCTCCGTTGGCAGCTTGCCGTAACGTTTGGCGACCCTGTCGACCTTCAGCAGTAGATCCCGGTCCGCTACGAAACGGGCGCACGCTCGATGCGGTGCCCTCCAGACCTCTGACCTGCCACATCAGCAGGATTTGTTCAGCCTCGGTGAGTACGTCTATGGACACCTCGTGGTCGGCGCTGGGCTCGCGGGTGCGTACGAACTGCATAGGGTGCCATTCGTCCGGCAGGGCGACGCTGTCAGGCCACACACCAACGGGTTCTGTTGGCTGGTTGTTGTCGATGTCCTGGCCCGCAGCCTTCGCCAACGCATGCAGGGCGCCATCGTCGATGATGGCGCTCTCTACAACGCCCGCGCAAATATGCCCCGCGGCAAGGGTCAGGTATTCAGCGCGGAACGTACTGTCGGCTTCCAGGCGCTTCCCCAGGTCCTCGGCGTACATCGCGTTGGCCTTGACGCGTTCGGCCTCTACAGTGGCCTCATCTGCACCGCGCCAGCGTTGATCCCACGCCTCTTCTAGCTCTTCGAGCACCGCCCGCGCAGTATGGCCGCCCTTCAGCTCGGCCACACCGTGGGCCGCCAGCTGGCGAGTCGTTACCATTCGGATCCGGTACGCCAGGCCGTGACCGATTGTCACAACCGTGGTGCTGCGTTGTTGTAGTGCCTGGATGGGGTTCAAGGGGTCTCCCGATAGGCGCGTCGAAGGTCACGCGCCTGCCTGTTGTATTGCTTTGTGATGGCGCGGTGCTCGTCGCGAAGGGCGCCGCAGGTGCGCTCCACCTCGCGAATATCCGCAAGGTCGGCGTTCGGCAGCAGTAGCGGCAGTCGCCACTGATGCGCCTGGGGCGGTACGGCGTCGCGTTGGGCCTGTACGCGTTCCGATGCGCCCGCGGGTAGGTCCTGCGCCGCCAACGCCGCCAGGGTGTCATAGGCGGCCAGCAGGGCCGCCCCTGTGGCCTCGGTGGCCGCAAGGGATGCCGCGACATCGGCCTTGATTTGGTCGAGCTTGGCCGCAGCCCGCGCCGCAGTGTACGCGGCGCGCAGGTCGTCATACGTCGCGCGCTCATCGTCATCCAGGTCAGCGGGGTACGCCTTGCCGGGGATGCGCTCACCGCCGCAGTTACACAGCGCGCGGTGCAGGTCGCCAGACCAGCGCCACCCGTCGGGGGCCGCATCGTGGTCCAATTGCAGCGGGCAGTCGGCCGCGTGCGCAGGGCGCTGCATAGCCCGTGCACGCAGGTGCAGGGCGGCCAGTTCCGGCGATGGCTGGGGAAGGCTCATGTGTTGTAGTTCGCCACGTCGTTGGTAACGACGATGGCCAAACCGCTGTCGGTGGTGTCAGCCAGGCCGCGCCACTTGGCGGTGTACTGGATGATACCGGGACGGCTGGCGGCGCGTTCGATGGGGTCCATCAACTGCGCATTGTGCAGAGTGCCCGCGAGTGTGTGAGTCGACCGCGTGAAGCTGAAGGTAGCGTCGCTGGACGTTGCGGCAATGTAGGCCGCTTCGTGGTCAGTGACACCGGTCTCACCGCTATTCAGGGTCGCTTCCAGAGTTACGTCGCCGATGTCGTCTAGCTCGGCGAGCCCTTCGGCCGAGCCAATGCCGTAGTTGGTGGCCATGGCCCTGTCGCAGGCCAGGCGACAGCGGCGCGCGGTGGGCGTGTCGCTGTTCCAGCTGATGGTGCTGCCGTGGTTGGAGATGACGTACGTGGGCGACGCGTGCGGCGTCAGGCTGGTGAGGCTGGCGAGCGCGTTGGCACCCTTGCACATGACCTCTACACTGACAATAGCGTGCCCGCCAGGCTCCCACGTGATGTCCCACTTGTTGATTCTACCGCCGTAAAGCGTCTTCTGCTTTGTGCCACTGGTGCCGATACGCGCACACACCGTCAAGCCCTTCAGCGTGTCGACGTCGGGCGACAGCGTGAACGTGTGCGTGTACGAACTGGGCCCGGACCCGGCATCAGCCACCGCGCCGAACATGTGCGCCAGTAGGATGGTATGGGCGGGGTCGTCATAGCACAACGCAAAGCTGAACCGGCAGCCGGTGACCTCTAGACCATCCTCGGTGCCTTCCGGCATGTTGCTGGCGATGTTGGGGATACCCAGGTGTGGCCGCTTTGCTCGCCCAATGTTCTGGGTAAACGTGAAGTCTTTGACCGCCATCACGTGGGTAGGGGTTACGGCAGTGCCCGCGGTAGACTCCTCGCCTAGCGCAATGGACGCGCGATGTCCGAGATCAGGTGTAGCCATGGGGTGCCCCTATGCTTCGTCAACATCGACCACGGCTAGGAAGGCCCGTGGCTGATGTTGCAGGTACTGCGCTTGCGTTGGTATCATAGTCAGGACATCGAGGATAGCGGTGTAGTCCGTGCCGTCGGTGCCTGCTTTGGCCTTCATGACGACGTACTGCCTGCGTTCGCTGGCGATCGCGATTTCCACGAATCGTTGGCTTGCCTGCTCGATCATGCTGGCCTGTGGTGTGCCGCCTGTCTCAATGGCAAACTGCGCTCCATACATCTCTTCATGCAGCAGCCGCCCTTCGTACTCGTCGGGCCTGCGTTGCAAGATGCCGTCCACACGCCACCAAACGACGATGATCTCATCAGCGCCCTTTTGCAGCTGGACTGTGGGCTGCGTGCTGTTCCTGGGCTGCGGGCCAGCTGTCACCAGGTATACAGCGCCGCGGGGGCTGCCTTGCTCGATGTACCCTGCCACCGCGCTCGTGATGGTCACCGTGGTGCTCGCGTCAGCCGCCGCGGCGTCGCCAAAGTACAGGCTTGCCTTATATACGCCTGCTGTCGCCTGGATACTAAGCGCGTCGATGGCCAGCACCGCTGTGCGTGTGGCGTATGTCCAGGTGGTCAGCTCGTACGATAGCAAGGTGACACCGTCGGCGTCTGTCACGCGAACATCGTCGCCGTCGCTTTGGACGCTACCCCAGAAAAGCTCGTCCTCCGGGGGGATCGTGATCTCAACGTCAACGGTGCCAGCTGCCAGGCTATTGTCGATGCTGATAGCCCGCCGGTGGGGTTGGTCCTCGTCATACCAAGACATCTAGATCCCCCGCGAGGCGGGGTAAAAGACGGTCGCGTCGAACACAGCCGTGCCGTAACCCGGCGCTAGGTCCTGTTCATCACCGTCAACCGTCGGGCCCGTGCATGTGACATCAGTGCAGGTACCGTTCAGCGTCGCACCACGAACGGCGGTCTCTATCGCGGCTGTCACGTCGTGGTACAGTTCCAGTATAGCGGCGCGACGGGCCGCGGCAGTGTTGGCGCTCTTGGCCCACAGCATGACCTGGAGCGACATGCTCCTGTGGTACGTGTCCAGGTCGACGTGGTCGACCACGGGCGGAAAGTCCGGGAACATCAACCGCACCACCGCAATGGCATCAACAGGCGGGTCCATGCTCACCCCCTCGTCGACCAGGCCAGCGCCCGAAAGGTCATACGTCCCTGTCCCGGCGCTATGGTCGGCCGCAATGGCTGTCACCAAGGCGTCAATGATCGTGTTTGCCTGGGCGGTCATAGCGTGCCCGCCAGGGCTAGTAGCTTGTGTTCCGTCCTGTCGGCCGTTTCCAGTAGGGCGCTAGTCGCGAACCCCGAACGGCGTATGCGGATGCTGCGCACCAGGCGGTAACGTATGTTCAGTGCGCCCCCAGGCAGGGCTAGAAACAGGCGCCCGCCCCTGGTGCGCAACACGAAATGACGCCCGGTCATACGCGGCGGCAGATCGCGCGGGGTGCCCGCGATAGGCACTGCCAGCCACCGTCCGCGCGTGGGGCGGATGACGCCGCCCTGGTCGTGGATGGCGTATCTGGCCGGGAACGTGACGCCCGCGCCGTCGGTGGTGCGCACCACGGCGATGGCGCGTTGTAGGGCGCCCGTGCGGCGCGGGCTACGGCGGCGCATCAGGGCCGCCATACGCTCCACACCATCGCCGATGGTGCGGTCAGCGCGCTTGTGCAGGCCCCGCAGGGCCTTAGCCGTACTGCGTGCCCATGGTGACAGGTCAGCCAATGCCCACCACCTGACCGCCTGACATCTTTCTTTCCCACATCACGTACGGTGACAGCAGTTGCCGTACCTGGGCAGGGATGGTATCAGGACGCCTCTGTTGGCTGTTTCCAGCCGTTGTGGTGCTGGTGCGCCCTGCGGTGTGCCTGGTGTCCCACAGGTGTTTCACCATCAAGCCCATAGCATTCTTGACGCGTTCATCGACCGACCCCGTGGTCAGGCCGCAGACCGCGATCACGCGGATTGCCTCGGGCGAACGGGGCCAGGTCTTCTGTGATGTCGGCAGCAACCGCACATGGCCCCTGACCTTGTCTAGGCGCCAGTTGCTGGACGCGTACTCGGTGGCCGCGGCATAGGCCAGCAGGCGGTCAACGAATATACTGGTGACACTGACAACAGGTCGCACCGGCAGCAATAGGACGGCGGCGTCCAGCGGATCGGGCTCGTGCAGGTAGAACGTGTACGTCGCCTGCTCCAGCGTCGCACCGCCTGTCTCGTCCGTTGGTGGGAAGCCACAATACGTCGCCAGCATATGCTCGGCGGCCGTAATGAAACCCTCGATCACCGTCTGATCGGTTGCACCGGTGTTGCTGGGTAGGCCGTAGGTCTGGGCTTCCAAGTAGGTGAGCAGGGCCATAGTCAGGGCCCCTTCGTGCGGCGCCTGGGCTTTGCTTTAGCCCGTGCGGGGGCTTTCACTTCGCTGAAGTATTCGGGCATCTGGTCCAGCAGTCGCGCACCCGTCGCGGCAGGGACGGTGCGAACCTCGCCACGGACCCATACACCGTCTACATCAGAGGCGGCATACGTGGCGCGCGGCCAGGTGTCTAGCAGGCGGACCTTCACTGGTCAGCCCTGAATCTTGGTGGCAACGATGGTGGCGCCGCCGTCCCAGGCCAGCCCTGCGCCAGCATTGGTGACCACCATCTTGATGACATCGCCGCTGCTGATCTCCCGACCCGTACCTGTCACCGATGAGAGCCCCGTGGTGGTCAGGGTGTCGGCCGTCAGGGCGCCCTCTTGACCTGTCAGGGTGTCGTGGTCAATCCAGGTCGTCGATGTGGTGTCGTTGGTGACAAGGATGGTGATCGCGTTGGTGGCGTGGGCTGCAACGGCGCTACCACACAACCCAGACCGGGCGACATCCAGGCGCCACTCACCAGGGTAGGGCCAAGCAATAGAGATGGCACTATCGACGTTCAGGGCCTTGTTGTGGACAAGCGTGATGCTTTGCCGTTCGTCGGTGGACATTTGGTTACCTCACAAAGGGGGTGGGGAAAGTATCAGGCGGTGAGGTTGAACGACCAGTGGACGTTCTTCTTCTCTGACACGTCGTCATTCTGCTTGCACCTGAAAGTCTCGCGGACCTTGCTTACCCAGGTGACGGTGTCGTTGCGGATGTTGGTTTCTGACTCGATCAGCATCCCCAACCTGACACGGCGTTCGAAGTCCCCGGGGGCGAAGACCAGCATACCGGTCGTTGCACTCGCCCCCGTGTACAGGCCCGTGGTGTGCAGGTCCGCGGTGATGAACGGTGTCAGGACCACTTCGATGTTCCCCCACACGAAGCCGACGGACCCCGGACGGGTGCCGCGGCGTCCACCAAGCAACCCGGTACGGGCCGCGGCGGCGTCGCCGACGGAACTGTGCAGCTGAAACTCGTCCCACCCAAGCATCGTGCCCAGCCAGTACTCAGGCGACACCGCGATAACGATGCCAGCGGGGTTGCTGAAGTACTCGGCACCAAGCTTCTTCAACGCCGTACGCAGGCCCGCGGCGGTCTGTGCGGCGTTCTGGTCGGTGGTCATGCTGGTCAGGTTGAAGGCCCGTGCACGCAGGCCGATGGCGGCCTTACGGTGATCAAGGCTGCCGAAGTCACTGGACCCCCACAGCCCGCGGGTGTTCCAGCTTGCGATGGCGTCCTGATGCGCTGCGGCGCTGTCGCCGTTGATGGCGATGTCGTCGCGACCGTACGCGATACCGCGCGAAATGTCGCTGACGATTTCCGGCACCACGGCAACGATAGCGTCCTCGCTGCTATCGCGGTCGACCTGCGTTGCCACCGCGAGCTTGTACGCGGTGACAATGCTTTGCTCGGTTGACAGGTCCGAGAGCTCGTAGTTGCCGGGGTCGTTGGAGCTCGGCACCGCTCCCAGGCTAGGGCGCAGGACTCCCTCGCGGTAGGGAAGGATCATGGTGCCATCGGGGCCCATGTTGCGTTCGGCGAACATGGAGTAGAACCCGACCTGGTGCTCTACCTCGCGTTCCAGTTCCGGCATCAGGTTCTGTGCGCGCCACTCGCTGCCCGTCCCTGCGGTCTGGTTGAAGATACGGGAGAACATCTGCGGTGCGTCTGCCATGACAGACTCGACCAGCTCGTCACACAGCGGCGTCTGGACGGTGCGCACACCGGTCTGAGGGTTCTGCTCGCCCTGAAGCAACAGGCGCACGATGCTGCGGGTCGTGACAACCTCCTGGGCCTCGCGTTGCCAATCCGTGCGGGGGTTCGGGTCGTCGAGCACGCCCCAACGCCAGCCCTTGCCCCCGTTGGTTTTGTGTCCGCGCATGCGCACGTGTCCGCCGTCGTTGGCGAGGTACGATCGCGCGTTGCGCTTGATGTCGTTGTCGGTGGCCGCGGTGTACCAACGCAGGGACCGGTCGTGTCCGCCCGACGTTGCACGTTCCGACTGCGTGCGCTTCTGGTCGACCTGGGCCTCCTGCACCACTTGCAGGGCGCTTTGCAGGTCTTCCAGCGCGCGCTGGTTGGTCGCGATAGACGCGCCGTGGGTCTCTTGGGCGGTCTGAAGGGTGTCCAGGGTCTGGCGTGCCTGGCGCTGTGCTTCTTCGATTGTAGGCATCGGTCAGCCCTCTGATTTGGTGGTGAAGTAGTCCAGCAGGTTAGTGCCGAACGTTGGGGTAGCTGTTTCAGGTGCGGTCGAGACGATCAGCCCCCGCAGGGCCGCGCGGACATCTGCGTTGGTACGTATCAGGCTGCGCACAGGGGCCGCAAGGGCGGCCAGCACATCAGCGTCGGCCCACAGGTCAGGGTCGGCCGCCAGGGCGCGTAGCATCGTGCGCACGTCGTCTGTGGCTGGACCGTCGGTGTGGTCCACTGCGCGCAACGCGAGGCCGGCAGCGGGCCCCAGGCCGCGGGTCTGGAGTGCCCGCGGGTCGCTGGGTACACTGACAGATGACTGTTCGATCAGCAGGCTGTTGAAGTGCACAGAGCCCATACGCTCGACAGGGCCCCAGCGGGTTTGTATTTTACGGGCCTTGCTCGTGTACCGCGGATCATCCTCGGGTAGTTCGCTGCGTTTGGTCTGCTTGCCTGCAATCCATGACACGCTGATGCCGCGACGAATACGCCTTTGGTGCTGGTCCGCGGCGCGCTGGCCCTCCGGGTTTAGATCGCTGGTGTCCCAGGTCACCGTGCTTGTCAGGTGCTCCCCGTGGCGGTCGTTGGTGACAACGCGGGACTTGGCGGTGCCTACCACCGTTCGCAGGTCGTGGTTCCACAGCACCACAGGGTTCCTGTGGTACGGGCCCAGGCGCCACGATGCCTGGTCAATCATATCGCCGTCGCGGGCCTCGCGGCCTGTGGACGCGATGAAGTCCGTTTGTCCAGGGATGGCCTTGTCGCCCGCCAGGCGGGTCTGCGGTGCGAACACCCAGGCCAGGTCCCCGCCGCCATCGAAGTACCGTGACAGCAACTGACCATCGCCGCAAACCTCGGTGGCTTCGATTTCGTCCAGGCCCAACGCGCGGGCGTATAGGCCCGCCTCGCTGACACCTGCGGGGTCTGTACCGTCCAGGGCGGCCTGTACAGTCTGCCCGTCCAGGCCCGTGGCAGCCTGCATGCGTTCGTGGATTGCCTCGCGGGCCTCGCCAGACTCGACCAGCTGGGCAACGCGGTGTGACAGGTACTCTGCAAAGCTGCTCACGCCGTCCCCCTATCTCGGTGGTCTGTCATTTGGGCCTTGATGCCATCGGCGATTGTTGCGGCGCGTTGGGCGCCGAATGCTGCGTTGCCGGTAATGCCGATACGTGTAACACCCCGGGCCCACGCTTCGGCAGCAATACCGTACACTGCCTCATCTGCCACCGTTGCGATGTCGCTGGACCACTCGACAGCCGCACCATCGGGCACGCCCAGCCGTTCCAGCGCCACCAGGCAACGCAGCGACTCCTCGTCACGTGCCACCAGGGCGTCAAGGTTGCCGTCAGCGGCCAGCAGGCGGCGCTGGTAGCGCTCACCCGCACCTTGCAGGTACCGCAAGATTGTCAGGTCGATGGACCTGGCGCGGTCGTCTTGGGGCTCCTCTGGTTGCCTGTCAGGCGGGCGTGTACTACGCCCTGTGGCGTTGCCAACGGGCGCACCGCTGAAGCCTTCATACGCGGCAGCCTCGCGCGTGGTCATACCGAAGACGTTTACCCAGCGTTCGGCGCGTAGTTGGCGTTCGGTGTAGTTGACCTGTAGGGCCTCGATGTTCGTACTGTCGTGCTCGATACGCGCGGCGTGCGGGTTGGCGCTGGCGCCAAGTAGGTGGTGAGTCCATTCGTCGGCAAACAACGCACACATGCCTTTTAGCAGAGCTTCCCAGTAGGTCCGCATAGCCTGACGGTCGACCCCGTACGCGTCGCCGCCCTGCCAGAACACCCGCGCCGGTGGGCACTCTAACACCATCAGTGTCAGCGCAATGGCGCGCTCTTCGGATGAAGAGAACTCCATCTCGCGGGGTGTCAGGTTCAAGAACTGCGCCTTTAGGCCGAAAGGGCTGATATAGGCGCCCTTCTTATCGCGTGTGAAGCGCTCCCAGTTGGCTTCTGCCCGTCGGATGGATTCGGGGTCCGGCATGACATCGTCGCTGGCGGGCGACAGGACCACTTCGGGGCGGCCCCTGCGGGCCTGGTTTTCCATATTGTCCTGCGCCGCCAGCACCGCCGTCAGCACCCTATCCAGGGACTGGATAGAGCTGGTGCCTAGAATCATGTTGGCACTGGCTGACCAGCTGATGTCAGCAACGTGCAGGACGTGCTCCAGCGGCACAGTGCGTTGACCATACCGCCAGTCCAGCTCCCGTTGCGTGTGCTGGTCAACGTTCGGCACCGCGAGCTTGGGGTGCATGCGGTAGAGCAGCCCAGGCGCGGGGCGCTCCTGGGGGCTGTTGCCTGTCAGGCTGAAGTCAGCATAGACCTGCCGCAGGAACCGCAAGCCGCTGCAGCGGGGCGACGGTCGACGCAGCAACCGCAACGCAGGCCCGTCGGTTGACACACGTTCCAGCGCGCCATCGCGTTCGACGCGCACCAACGGAAGACCCGCGGCGTCAGATGACCTAGCGCGGACACACGCAACCACCGCGGGGAACGCCGCGATAGCCGACATTGCGTGTTCGGGGTCGTAGTCCGGCCTGACCGGCAACGTGCCGGCAGCGCCGAACTGCGCAGGTTCGGCTGGCGGTGCGAAGAACCTTTGTGCCCAGGTCAGAGCCTGCCCTAGTGGACCCATGGCCGCAGGGTATCAAGGGCCGCCAACGATGTCCACCCAGGGTATACCAGACTGGACCTGACGCAGCGGCACAGCCTGACCCGCCACAGTTCGGCGCCACTGGCGCCAGCTGCTCATAATCGACCCGCGGATAGCGCGGTGTCTAGACTCGCCGTCGGTGTCAGGGTGCTCGACCCAAACAACCAGGTCGGGCGTCCAACCGCGTTTCAGCAGACGCGGAACTGTCACGCCTTCAACTATGACAACATCGGCCGACACGTTGCGCAGGGCTTCGAGCACAGCGCCGGGTTGCGCAATCCACGCCAGGCTAGTCCAGTCATCCGTGCGCACAACGGTCGCCCCTGCCTCTGCTACCCAGGCGTCTGCCGTGTATGTCTTCCCCGCACCAGGGAAGCCGGCCACAGCAACAATCATAGCATCCTCACCAACCAGCACAGGTATCGTAGGGTGTCCATCGCGTCGTCACCAGTGATCGGGCGCGGTGGTGGCGTGTCACCGGCGGTATCGTCGCGCGGGTCGACGTAGCCTTCTATCTCTTTGACCATGTGTGGGGCGCAGGGCCTGCCATCGGGGCGGCATACGACCTTCAGGCGGGGTTCGTTATCGACCTCAAGGTTCAACCTATCGATCACGCACGATTTACCCAGCTTCCAGTCGCGGTTGGCCTTGTTGAAAACCACCCCGTGGCTGGCCAGGTCGCGTCGCATTTGCTTTGCTGACGAATCGCACGCGTGACCGACGATGACCTCACCGCGGCTGTGGTCCCAGTGCCCCAGCAACGTACGTGTGCTGCCGTGCGTTTCGACGTAGAACTGCTGGACCTTCGGCACCTGCTCATTGGCGCCCAGGACGCGTTCGGGCACCCATATGTGACCCTCTGCCTTGTGGACACGCCGCGCCAGCTGCTTTGTCGTCAGGCCCGACGCGTATAGTTCACGGTAGATATACAGCATGCCGTCGGGGCCCAGGGCGGCCCACAGCACGCAGGTATGATGCCGTGCGCCGAAATCCGCGGCCCTGTACCGCGGCCACTCCGGCGGTATTTCCATGTGCTCGCACAGGTGCGTGCCACGGGCCCACATCGGGTACACGCGGCCCGACAGCGTGACGAACTGCCCGTGCCGCCGTGCAGCAATCTCCGCGGGTGTCATCGACCGGTACAGGCGTTCGAAGAACTCGCGTGGCAGGTGCGGGTTGTCCAGGGCGTCCAGCCAAAACGCCGAGGACCCCTCCTCGGCAGGGCCGACCTGGCCGGTATAGCGCTTGTATACCCAGGTCAGGCCCTTTAGCGGTGTCATGGCGCAGAAGATCACCCCGGCCTGGTCTGCCACACGCAACAACAGCTCGTCCCAGACGCCTTCGCCGATCTCTTCGTCGACAAACGCGGCGCGGATGCTGTCGCCTTGCATGCCTTCGCGGCGTTGGTCCTCGCTTTTAAACCATATCTCCGCGCGTTCGTCGGGGTACCCTGGCACGTGAATTGTGACCACGGCCTCACCGCGCCCGTGTCTGTTGCGCCATCGTTTGGCGCTGCGTGGCAACAGGTTGTTGATGTCGTCGCGGTGGTAACGGATGCTGTCACCAGACGATTTGGCGATCAGGAAAACCTTTCCAGGGCCCAAGGGCACGCCCAGGGCCTCCAGGTCGATGTCGATCATGGTGGCCCATGCCGCCACCATCGGGTGATCGCGCCCCAGGGCATACACCACGCACAGGACTTTCAACAGCTCGGTTTTGCCCGACCGGTTGCCGCCGAAGATGAAGCAGACGAAGAACACCGCCCACGCTAGATCCTTCAAAATCTTGCGTTGACTGGTGCGGGGGCTATCCCACGGTTGCCAGGCCAGCAGGGGGTACTCCCTGACGACCTCTGACAGCCATTCCAGGTCATCGGCTATATCTTCCACCACCAGGGGCGCAGGGGCGTCGGGGGTGGTCGCGCCCCTGGCTGCGGCGTCCAGCTCGCTGTGGGGGCCTATCATCGCGCCTGACGGGCCTCTACCGTGTCAATCCTCGCGGCCAATCGGCGGCTACGCTCACGCAACCGTCGCGCCTTGTTGTCGCGGCCCTCGTCGACCGCCAGCGTGGTTCTGCGGTGCAGGTCGCCCAGGCGTCGCCGCATCCGTTTGGGGCTGCGGTCGAATAGGTCTTCGATGGGCTCCAACAGGTCGTCGACCATATCCACGCCGTCCTCGATGCCTTCCCCGATGTCCTCTAGATGCTCCTGCACGTCGACAATCTGCTGGACAATGGCCAGCACCGACGACACCAGGGCCGCAAGCATTCGCACAACAACAACTGTCTGCATCTTCACTGTCCAGGGTCAAGAACTGTCAGGGTAACGGTCGGGCCCCAGATGGGCCAGACGGGCTCAAGTAGGTGCAGGATGGCGCGCATGTTCGACGGGCCTTCGACACCAACGCAGCCCATGACGTACAGGCCATCATGGACGTTAATACCGTCTGCCTGCATGACGGGGCCCTGGGGGTCAACGGTGGCGTCCCTATCGTCGTCGCGCCACACGGGCAGGGCCCTGGTGGCGCGCAACCCAGGGCGGCCCCTGTGCAGGCCCTGCCGGTGGCTGCCACGGTGTTGCCCAGGGCACAGGATGGCTGTGCCCTGCGGGTGCTTGGGCACCCGTAGGTATTTCGGGTGCGGCACACTGACACACGGCACCTGCCACGCGTACCACTGGCCGCCCAACCGGTACGCCAGGTGCAGCAGGTCGTCGGGCACACCAGCCGCGTAGCTGCGGCGCTCGACAACCACGTTAGCGTTGTGGTCGCCTTCGCTGAAAACCAGGTGACCAGCGGCGGCCACGCGTGCCAGGATGCGCGGTAGAATGCTCATTTCGTGCCCCACAGTGTGCGCTCACGCGCCAGGCGTTCCAGATCGACAGGGTCATCGGGTGACAGCCCCCGGTCATCGTTGCCGCCCGCGGGGTGCATCGCGTGGCCCTTCGGCTGCGCAACGACACCAGGCATGATGCGGGTTTCTGCGTGCACGTAGCCCAACGCGTGCCCCAGGGCGTGGCGCAGGGCCTCCCTGACGGCCTTGCGTTTGATGCCAGGTTCCAGCTCGACCACCACACCGCGGAACAAACCGTCGGGGGTGATGTCTAGGTGCTCGACGCCGACCTTGCCTTTGGGCGGGTAGCCCGTACGAATCAGGATGCACGACGGCAGGTGTTCACCTGACCCTTCCATCAGCGCACCGAACGCATACCCGCGTTTCTGCCACCATGACATCGCGGCGCGCACCTGGCGTGCGTCAACGCCGGTCAGGGGGTCGAGCACCACCGTGGGCGGTCGTTGCCACCTGCCAATGCGGGGCACGGTTGGTCGTGTGCCGTGTGCCTTGGACAGCAACGCAACTACAACGCCCGTGGCAATCAGGCCGCTGATGGTGATGGGGTCCACTATGCTTCTTCCGCGTCGATGGTGTCGAAGGGCGCGGGCATGCCCGCCAGGGTCGCAATCGCGGGCGCTAGGCGCTTGATGGCCTGGGCAACGGACCTGGGGTCGCGGTTCAGGTTGACGCGCCCTGTCGGGCCCCTGGCCCTTTCTAGGGCCTCACGTGTCAGGCGCATTTCGCTGTTCAGGCGTGCCACCAGTCGTATCTCGCCAACCTTCCGCGCGCGGTCCAAATCGCCCTGTAGGCCCGCCAACATGTGCGCGTAAAATGCATCCTCGTGCATTTCGGCAACGGTGGCATCTGACACGTGCTCGACCAGCGACGCACGCGTGCGTTTGGCGATGGCCGCGTGTGACCCTGTGTTGTGCGGGTGTTGCTTTGGCGCGGGTTTCAGCAGGTCGCGACTGCGTGCCCAACGTTGCCAGACCTTGCACCGCGCGGTGAAGCGCGTGAACGCCAGGTCATCCATACCGTCAGGGCGCAGGTCTATCGCGGTGCCTTTGTACCCGCGGCCCGTGTCGCGCATGTACTGGATGACCGCCGATTTGCACGTTGGGTCGCGCTCGCGGAAGGTCTCGATTGCCTTCAGGGCCTTCGCTGCCGCAGTTGCGTTGCCGGACCTGGCCGCCGTTACCAGCGCCCCCAGGGCGGCCTGCTCCAGCCTATCTAGCGCTGCCTTGTCCAAGGGGTTCATTTGCGCAGGGCCGCGGCAGTCCGCGCGGTCGCAATACGGTGCGCGTCGGCGTCGTTGTCGACACCAACGAAGCGCGCGCCCTCCGCGATGGCAGCAATGCCGGTGCTACCGGACCCCATGAAGGGGTCAAGGACTGTACCGCCCGGCGGCGTCACCAGCCGCACCAGGTGACGCATCAGTGCAATGGGCTTGACCGTCGGCCAGTTGTTGCGGGCGGTCGATTGCCCGCGACCGCCATCACGGAGGGCACCGACCCCGGTGCCCTCCGTGATGGCCTCGCCGTCCATACCCCAGTCCCGTCCTTTTCCGGCCACGCGTGGGCATTGCACCACGTTTGCGGGGTAGCGCCCACCGGGGTGCAGGGGGCGCCATTCGCGAACGTTACCACCACCGACAGAATCCACACGAACGTCGCCAACCACCGTAACTGTTTTGCGGGGTCCGACATCCTGCGGCCCTGGCCACAGGTCATCGCCTGGCGCGTGGCGCGTGGCGTCAATGTTCAGCGCGCCAGTGCCCCAACGCATGACGTTACCCACAACGCCACCATCACCACCGTCCAGCGGTGCACGCAACAGGGCGCAGGGTTCCAGGCAGGGCCGCAGGCGCGTGTTCCAACCCGCCCACGCGGCGGCCTGGGGCGTGGCAGGGGCGGTGACATTCTCAACGGGCCCCGTGGATGTGTTAAAAGCTACGTTGGCTTTCGCGGTGTTCGCCCGTTGGGGGCGAACACCCACCACAGGGCGCTCGGCGCCCAGGTGTTCGTCAATGCCCAGGTCAATGGCGCGGCCACCAGGGAACGCCGCCCAGTGCAACCACCCGATCAGGTCCCTAACCTCGAAACCCTCGTCTTCCAGCGCCCCAACGTGACGGTGTATGCGCCGTGTCGCGCCAAACCACACCAGATGCGCACCGGGCTTCATTACGCGCAACAGTTCGCGCGCCAACGCAGGCACGTCAACGGTGCCCTCGGCGTCCCACTTGCGTCCCATGAAGCCTATTTCGTAGGGAGGGTCTGTCACCACGGCGTCAATGCAGCCATCGGGCAGGGCCGCCAGCACCTGAACGCAGTCGCCCAGGTGCAGCGTTGGCGCGTGGCGTTCATCGGCGCCAGGTAGGGGCGGCGATGGCGCTGGCGGGCCAGGCGTCGGGGGCGGTGCAACCAGCGCCGCCAGTTCCGCCGCCGACCAGCCCAGGGCGTCCAGTTCGACATCGATGTTACCAAGGTCCGCCAGGATGGCCGACAGGCCATCGTCATCCCAGTCCGCCAGCTCGCCCAGCTTGTTGTCGGCCAACGCAAACGCAGCGGCCTCGTGTTCGTCGCTGAAGGGCTGCATGCGGACGGGTACCATATCGGCACCAGGGGCCAGGATGGGCGCCCCGTCGGCGTCGTACCCCGCGACCACGTGGTACGGGTCGTCGGCGGGGCGGGCCTCCCAGGCGCCATCAACCAGGCGGTTGCCCTGCAACCACCGCACCGCCGCTAGGCGTGTGTGACCGGCCACCAGCTGGCCTTTGCCAGCCCACACCACCGCTGGTGAGGCGAAGCCAAACCGCGCGATCGACCGCGCCACGGGCTGCACGGCGTGGGCGTTCTTGCGGGGGTTCTTGTCCCACGCTTCGACGGTGTCGATGGGCAGCCAGGTCAGGGCCGGCGGGGCGGTCTTTTTCTTTCCCACAACGGGCGTTCCTCCGGCCCCAGGGCGTAGAACAGCGCCCGGGGGTCTATCGGGGGTATACCAGGCCCCTACGGGCGCCGCAACCATGCTGCGTGCGGCGGGGTGTTT